ACGTGAACATTGTTTTGCATAGAAGCGGAACCGCAACCATTTCACTAAACGACTCTGAAGTCAGAACAATGGCTGGTGCAGGCGGCTCTGGATCAATCATATATATGAATGACTTGCATGGAAAAACAAAATACTATGCAGGCACTTACGTATCATATCTACCGTACGGTACTTTTTACTACACCGGATATTATGCAGGATAAACAAACCAAAATTCTAGGAGAGAATAATGGCAATTACATACACATGGAAAGTAACTAGTCTTAAGACTAAAAACGAAGGCGACTTCGAACACGCAGTCGTTCAAACATATTGGCAAAAGATTGGTACAGACGGAGACGGCCATCAAGGAACGTTTTCTGGTGCCACACCTTTTACAACATCAACAATGCCCGAAGGTCAAGACTTTGTACCTTTCTCTGAACTAACAGAAGAAATGGTCCTTGAGTGGATCAAAGCTGTTGTTGTTGGGTCATATGCAGATCATGTTAACCGTAAGATTCAAGAACAAATTGATCAACACGTTAACCCTGTTGCAGAATCCCACATGCCATGGGCACCTGTTAGAAATTCCGCACCACCAGGTACTGCACCTACTTAATTTTTCGTCATTACTAAGGAGTAAATTATGACACAAGAAGTTCAACAAGAACAAACTATTGATTTGAAACTGACTGTTACTCAACTGAATACAGTTATAGCAGCACTTGATGAGTTGCCACACAAGCACTCACGTCGCTTGTTTGATGAAATTGTACGCCAGGCTCAGTCCCAGGTACAGGCTCAACAACCACAAGGACCAATGTCTGACAAGCTACAATAAGTAACTAGTTTTTAGATTGATAAATACAGCCATAAAGGAGATTTTATGGCTGTTCCTACTTCTAGATCCACATTCAAAGAATATTGCTTACGTAAACTGGGTAAACCAGTAATCGAAATTAACGTTGATGATGATCAGGTAGAAGATCGTATTGACGAAAGCTTACGTTATTATTGGGACTATCACTTTGATGGTTCAGAAAAAGTATACTACAAACATGCAATAACAAGTGATGATAAGACAAACAAATATATAACGCTTCCGGAAAATATTATTGGAGCTGTCCGTGTATTTCCTATTGGTGACCCATCAATCCGTTCGGATGATATGTTTAACATCCGTTACCAAATTGCATTGAATGATCTATACACGCTGACAGCTTATTCGATGATTCCTTACTTTATGGCAATGCAACATCTTGCATTGATATCGGAGATGTTAGTTGGCCAGCAACCAATTCGTTATAGTAGACATAAGGACCGTTTGTTTGTTGATACAAAATGGGATAACTATAACGTTGGCGATTTTCTTCTTGTTGAAGCATATGAGGTTATTGATCCTGACACGTTTACCGATGTGTGGGGAGACCGTTGGCTACAAAACTATTGTACAGAAAAGATTAAATATCAGTGGGGATCAAACTTAACAAAGTTTTCCGGTATGCAATTGCCTGGCGGTGTGCAGTTTAATGGAGATAAGATCTTTAGTGATGCACAACAAGCTATTGAAAAGATGGAAGAAGAAATGATTCTTAACTACAGCTTGCCGGTTGCTGACATGATAGGTTAATAAATTGGCTACCAATTTCTTCTTTAATAACTTTCAAAACAGTCAGGAACAGATCCTGATTGAGGATTTGATTATAGAGTCTATCAAAATTTACGGACTGGACATGATCTATGTTCCTCGCAACCCGGTAAGTATAGATGTTGTTTACGGAGAAGATCCTCTTCGTGAATACTTGCATGCAATTCCTGTCGAAATGTATATAAAGAACATTGAAGGTTTTGCTGGCGAAGGTGATTTCCTTTCTAAGTTTAATATTCAGATACGCGATCAAATTACATTTAGTATAGCAAGAAGAGTATTTTCTGATGAAGTTGGTGTTCTTGAAACTGCTCAGACAAGACCACGAGAAGGCGATCTGATCTTCTTACCACTCAATAAGAAACTATTTGAAATCAAGTTTGTCGAACACGAAGCGATCTTCTATCAGCTTGGTGCGTTACAAATGTATGACTTGAAGTGTGAACTGTTCGAATACAACAATGAGTATTTTGAAACTGGTATTGAAGACATTGATAAGTTAATGAATAATTATAGTCTTGATTTGTCTGTATTCTCAATTAAAACAGAATCCGGACTCAATTTGACTGATGAGGAAGAGTATGCTATCTTACAAGAAAGCTATGATATCAACGAAAACGATACACTGGCAACTAATGATGAACTAGAGTTGGAAGCAGAGTCGTTGCTCGACTTTTCTGAACGTGATCCTTTCAGTGAGGGAACTTACTAATGTTTGGACATACATTCTACCACGGAACAATTCGTAGATACGTTGTTCTATTTGGAACACTGTTTAACGATATCTACTTGAACCGTCCGGATACAACACATAATCAGATCAAGTCCGTTAAAGTGCCTATTGCATATGGACCAAGAGAGAAGGTACTTGCTCGTCTTACTGCTGATCCAGATTTGAATAGACCAACGGCAATATCATTGCCAAGAATTTCTTTTGAGATGACTGATATTCAGTATGCACCCGAAAGAAAGATGAATACTATTGGTAAGCGTTATAAGAAGTATGGTGAAGATGCTGATATAATGATGTACCAATATAATCCTGTTCCATACAATATAAACTTTTCAATGTCTATCATTGTCAAGAATACAGATGATGGCACGCGTATTATAGAACAAATACTTCCGTTCTTTACACCTGAATGGACGGCGACTGTACAATTAATTCCTGATATGGATATCAATATGGATATTCCAATCATTCTCAACGATGTTAGAGTAAGTGATACATACGAAGGTGACTTTGAAACTCGCAGAGCTTTAACATGGGATTTAACATTCACATTAAAAGGTTATCTATTTGGTCCGATCCGTAAAGGTGGAATTATTAAGTTTGCAAATAGCAATATTTTCTCTACACTTACATCGAACACACAACTATCAAATATTAATATTACACCTGGATTATTAGCAAACGGTGAACCAACAACTAATGCTACTCTTTCTATTAGTCAGGCATTGATATATCCTGATGATGATTTTGGCTATATTATTACAAAGACAAACATAAATGAATGATGATCCTATTGCAAAGACTCTTGATATTACCCCTCTAACCCAATTACCTGTCGTTAACAAATATGACGACAATCAGGTAACGGATGACTTTGAGTATGCAAGAGGTAATATGATTTCGGCGATTGAAAAAGGCCAGGAAGCATTGAGTGGTATTTTAGATGTTGCAGGAATGTCTCAACATCCAAGAGCATATGAGGTAGCTGCAACTCTTGTAAAAACTATTGCTGATGCTAATAAAGATCTACTTGAATTACAAAAGCGCAAGAAAGATCTAACAGGAGTAGGACCAAATCCAACAACAGTTAATAACAACTTGTTTGTTGGTAGCACTGCTGAACTGCAGCAGTTAATTAGAAAGCAAAATGAGCAGAGTAAATGAATCGTATCTAGGTAATCAAAACCTAAAACGTTCAAACGTAAAGCATACATGGTCTCCACACGAAGTACAGGAGTGGATGAGGTGCGCCGAGGATCCTGAATACTTTATTGAGAAATACGTTAAGATTGTTAACGTTGATCGCGGTTTAATTAACTTTGAGCTCTACGAGTACCAAAAAGATATTGTAGATATGGCTGTTAGCGAGCGTTTTGTTATTTGCAAAATGCCTCGTCAGTGTGGAAAGACGACAACATTGGTTGGTATTATGTTGTGGTATGTTCTCTTTCACCAAAACTACAATGTTGCAATTCTTGCTCATAAGATGCAACAAGCTCGTGAGATTCTTTCCCGTATCCAACTTGCATATGAGCACATTCCGAAGTGGCTTCAACAAGGTATTGTTGAGTGGAACAAGGGTAACATAGAATTAGAGAATGGATCAAAAATCCTTGCGTCTGCAACATCTTCGAGTGCAATTCGTGGTGGATCTTTCAATTTAGTATACTTGGACGAGTTTGCTTTCGTTGATAACAATATGCAAGAAGACTTCTTTGCTTCTGTATACCCAACAATTTCTTCTGGTCAGACGACGAAGGTGTTAATTACTTCTACACCTAACGGTCTTAATATGTTCTATAAGATCTGGACCGATAGTGAAGAAGGTAAGAATGATTATAAACGGATTGACGTTCATTGGAGCCAGATGCCTGGCCGCGATGAGAAATGGAAACTTGAAACAATTCGTAACACATCGGAAGAACAGTTCCGTGTTGAGTTTGAATGTGAATTCATTGGTTCTTCTCATACACTAATCAGCGCAACAAAACTTAGATTATTGAGATCGGTTAAACCAGAAGCATTAAACGATGACACAAGAATCTTTATGCAACCAATTGAAGGTAGACAGTATGTAACGGTTGTAGATACGTCACGCGGTGTTATGGGGGATTACTCAGCATTTATTGTATTTGATGTTTCCGAACTTCCATATAGAGTCGCTGCAACATACAAAAACAATATGATATCTCCACTACTATATCCAAACGTGGTGTATCAATTATCTACACACTATAACAAAGCATATGTTCTTGTTGAGACAAATGATATTGGCGAACAGATTGCTAATATTCTTCAACATGATCTTGAATATGAAAATGTACTGACTACTGTAAACAATGGTAGAAGCGGACAAGTTATATCTCCTGGATTTGGTCAACAAACTAGACTGGGCGTAAGAACAACAAAAGCTGTTAAGCGTATTGGGTGTATAGGTCTCAAAACTCAAGTTGAAAGTGATAAACTTTTAATAAATGACGAGCGTATATTATACGAGCTCTTCCGTTTTGTAAATATTGGAGACAGCTACGAAGCAGAAGAAGGGCATGATGATTTGGTCATGTGTTGTGTTTTGTTTGCATGGGCAATGGAACAATCATATGTTAAAGAGCTGACAAGCGTTGATCTGCGCAAAAGACTTGAAGATGAAAATGAAGACGCAATGGAAGAAAGTCTATTGCCGTTTGGTATTATTAATAGAGGTGAGTCATCTGAACAACCAATGATTGCGGTAAGAAAAGGTGATGACTCTTGGTTATTTGCTGGTGATGATGATTTTGATCAATCAATGTTACAGAAAAATGGCTCGTATGGTTGGGCCCATTAGAAACCATAGAATTATAAATACAAGGAACCAAATTTTTTGTTTCCTACATAAATAAAACCTCAGAGGGGAGATAGACATGCCATTTCAAGTTAGTCCTGGCGTAAATGTATCTGAAATTGACCTAACAACAGTTGTCCCCGCAGTTTCTACAACCGAAGGTGCCCTAGCAGGTGTGTTCCGTTGGGGTCCTGTGGAACAGCGTGTTCTTGTTGATTCAGAAGCCAATCTTGCAGCAAGATTTGGAAAGCCAACAAACCACAACGCGGAAACGTTCTTCACAGGAGCGAACTTCCTTTCATACGGTAACAAGTTATATATTGCTCGCGCAGCAAACACAACATCAACAAACACAGCTATCGTCTGCCGTAACGCTATTGCCAATACAGCTGCATTATCTGACTGGTCAGATGCAACAGACAACACAAGCATTGACAACGCAAAGTACGTTGTTAAAAATGCAGACCATTATGATAACTCAATTACATCAATCCAAGCTGGTGACGGTGATCTTGCATACATTGCAAAGTACCCAGGTCTGATTGGTAACTCACTTAAGATTTCTGTATGTGACTCAAATGCTGCGTATAGCTCCTTAGCTAACCTAGACAATGGCGGTGGTGCATTGAGTACATCACTGGGTAATGCTGCTATTACAATTGGTTCGTCAAACGTGGTAGTCAACATTGCCGTTGGTAACGGAACAATTACAAACGCTGTGACATATGCTACTACATTGACTGCAGGTGTTAATGTTGGTGATTATGTTGAAGTTGGAAATACAACAATTGGTCTTCAGTACCTTAAAGTAGCTTCTATTTCTGCTGTTTCTAATACGTCTACAGTTGCAACGTTTACTATTACTACAGAAGATGTATATGGTCTGTCGACAGACTATACTTCTGCAGCTGGTTATACACGTAAGTGGGAATACTGGAACGCGGTAGACTCAGCTCCTAGCCAAAGTGCATATCAAGCTAATTTTGGTAATACGTCTGTAAGTGATGAACTACACGTAGTTGTTGCTGACCAAGATGGTTTGTTTACAGGTACACCAGGAACAATTCTTGAAGTATTCAGTAATGTTTCACGCGCTACTGATGCAAAGACAGAAGACGGTGCAACCAACTACTACAAAACTGTAATCAATACTAACTCCAATTATATTTGGTGGGTGAGAGACCGTAGTGGTGCTGCTTCTGGAACTGCCACAGCTATTATTAATTCAACGACAACGACACCTCTATCATTATCATTTATTGGTGGTAGAGATGGAGCAGATGAAAATAACGTTGCTCTGGCATCTGTATTGGTGGGTTATGATTTGTTCGCATCAGCGGAAGATGTAGATGTGTCTTTGATTCTAACTGGTACAGCACGCGGCGGTACAAACGGTGAACAAATACCTAACTACCTAATTGATAACATTGCAGAAAAGCGTAAGGATTGTGTGGTATTCGTATCACCACAAAGAGCTGACGTTGTAAATGCAGCTGGTAGTGAAGCAACAAACGTTGTTACTTTCCGTAATAGCCTACGTAGCACATCTTATGCTGTGTTAGATTCTGGTTACAAGTATCAATACGACAAGTACAACGACCTATATCGTTGGATTCCGTTGAATGGTGATACAGCTGGTCTATGTGTTCGTACAGACGACACAAGAGATCCATGGTATTCACCTGCTGGTTTCAACCGCGGCCAAGTAAAGAATATTGTTAAGCTAGCGTTTAATCCACGCCAGGCTGATCGTGATATCCTTTATAAAGCTGGTGTTAACCCTGTTGTTACATTCCCAGGTCAAGGAACTGTACTATACGGAGATAAGACGTTGCTTGCTAAACCAAGCGCATTCGATCGTATCAACGTTCGTCGTCTGTTCATTGTACTTGAAAAAGCAATTGCGACAGCTACTAAGTTTACATTGTTTGAATTCAATGATGACTTTACACGTGCTCAATTCCGTAATCTAGTTGAACCGTTCCTGCGTGATGTACAAGGTCGTCGTGGTATCTATGAGTTCCAAGTTGTTTGTGACACAACAAACAACACAGGTGAAGTCATCGACCGTAATGAGTTCATTGGCGACATTTATATTAAACC